CCTGTGGCTAAGTTCCTCGCGTTCGAGTGGAACCTCTTCAGCTTGGCGCTTGGCGCCACCGGAGGTTCAATCGGCACCCTCTTCCTCGTTCAAGTCTCCCACTCTGCAAAGGACACTCCGCGTGGCTGATCATCCCGTAGCGGCCGACAAACCGTCGTGGTACGGCACGTTGGTCGCCTCTCAAGACGACACCGTCACCTTCGACCGTGACTGTGACTCCGTCGAGGTCGTGAACCGAGACGGCGCCGGCGAGATCTGGTTCACTGTCAACGGCGAGCTCGCCACCGTCGAGGGCGCCGACGCCTACTGGGTACCGCCCACGCCGGGTGCTGCCCTCGCCGTCGATGTTCGCCGGGCGGGCGACACCGTCGTGCACCTGCTGTCGCCGGGGACGCCCAAGGTCGGCGTCACGGGGAGCTTCTGATGGCTCCTCCGGTTCGACGTTCAGGATCCGGTGGTGGCGGAGGAGGCGTCGCAGCTGAGGACCTCGCTGCCGAGACCGCGGCCCGCGAAGCGGAGGACTCGAACCTCCAGTTCCAGATCAACTCCACGGCGTCGGCGTTGGATCTGCAGCAGGAGATCACTGACCGCATCGCCGCCGACAACGCGCTGCAGGACGGCATCAACAGCGTCATCGTCCAGCACAACAACCACGTCCTCGCCGAGAGCGAGGCCCGCACGCTGGAGATCGCCGACGAAGAGGCCGCGCGAATCGCGGCGGACGCGGCACTTCAGGCTCAGATCGACGCGGCGGGAAGCGGTGGGGCCGGAGCGTTCGCACCTGCCGTGGTGGCTCACGGCTCCTTCGAGGATCTCGACGACTGGGATCTGACGCTCAACGGCGCGAGCATCGCCGCATCAGGCGACCATCTCACGTTCACTCACGCCACGAACGAGAAGCGCCTCATCCACCAGGCCGTACCGACCGAAGCGGATACGGTCGTTCAGGTTCAGTGGCGACAGGGAGCTGCGGGAGCGGCGGACCCGGGTCTGATCGCCAAGTACCTGGACGCCAACAACTTCCTCCTGGGCATGTCCTACGACGACGGTGCGGGGAACCGGGCCATCAACCTGTTCCGGTGTGACGCAGGGGCCTTCACGCAGATAGCGGCGGCCACCAACACGGCCGGAGCCTTCGTCGCGGGTAAGGACTACTGGCTGAGGCTCTCGATCTCAGGGAACCGGTGCAGGTTGGCCTGGTTCGAGGACAACCCGATGATCACGTTGGAACCAACTCCGTTGGTGAGTCTCGACTCAACCCTCGGGGGGGCACAGGCCACCAAGTTCGGGCGAGGAATCATCGGCCGAGCGGGTATCCGAGTCAACAACATTCCCGCCGGTTCCTGGATGGATCAGTTCGTTCTCGGTGGCCCCGGTCCGGCAAGTGGGGGTGGGTCCGGAGGGGCTGCCCACACGATCCAGGACGAAGGGGTAGTTCGCACGCCCCGTACGGGCCTGAACTTCATCGGGGCGGGAGTCAGCGCCACGGATGATGAGGCCAACGACCGCACGAACGTCACGATCACCGAGCCTGCCCCCTCGATGGCGTCCTTCGCCAACGGCATCGGCTGGAACAACATCTACAGCGGAGCCGGCGGTGCGGCAGGTACCAGTCTGGGGTGGTTCCCCGACGATCTCTTCATGACGCGCATCAAAAACGCCGTCATCCTCGGCGGGGCGCTGGACCTGGACTGGAGCGGCGGTTGGGACGGATTTATCGCTCGCGACGGCATGAACCGTCTGCTCATCGCCGACGAGGGAGTGATTCCCGCGGAGTTCCGGCCGAATCGGCTCCGGTCGTTCGCGCTTCCGGCGATCAATGGTCCGTCCCCCTTCACTATCGCGATCTTCATCGACCCGGATGGCTCGATCCTTCTCGACGAGAAGAGGTTCAACGCCGGGGCCGTCGGTGCCTGGGCCGCGGTGCTGCCGAACTCCGCCAACTGGCGCTTCAGCCTCGACGGTCTCTCGTACGTGGTGTCGGAGGTCTAGTGGCATCTGCCGTCGACATCAAGTGGTCTCAGTACATCCCACATGTACCGACACCCAAGCAGCACGCCTTCCTGTGGCTCGATGTCAAGGAGGCGTTCTTCGGGGGTTCAGCCGGTGGTGGGAAGTCTGATGCTCTCTTGATGGCGGCGCTGCAGTACGTCGACGTGCCCGGCTACGCTGCAGTTCTCTTTCGCCGGACGTACACCGACCTCGCCCTCCCGGGCGCGATCATGTCCCGGGCACAGGAGTGGCTCGCAGGCACGGATGCCAAGTGGAACGACAACGAGAAGAAGTTCACGTTCCCATCCGGGGCCAGCATCAACTTCTCGTACCTCAAGGGACCCAACGACCGGTTCCGCTACCAGTCGGCTGAGTTCCAGTTCGTGGGCTTCGACGAGCTCACGCACTTTCCGGAGGAGGACTACACGTACCTCATGTCTCGCCTCCGCAAACCGTCCTCCGGCCCCCTGTCGCTCGTCCCTCTCCGGGCGCGGGGCGCGGCCAATCCCGGCGGGGTCGGACACGTTTGGGTGAAGAAGCGCTTTGTGGACGGGCGCTCCCCAGATCGCGTGTTCATCCCCGCCGGGTTGGAGGACAACCCCCATCTCGACCAGGAGACGTACGAGCAGTCGCTCGCGCTGCTGGACCCGATCACCCACGCCCAGCTCCGCCACGGAGACTGGCACATTCGTCCGCCCGGCCTGTGGACCTTTGACCACACGCACGTGGAAGCGGCGCTGGAACTCGGTGACTACTACGACCGACTGCTGACCTACTCACAGAAGCACGGCTGGGGTGGTCCGTACGGTGTCGACTCCGCGAACCTCATGCCGCCTCCCATGCACCAGCGCATGCTGAGCGGCACCGACTTCGGCGACTTCCAGACCGTGTTCGAGCCGCTCTGGGAGCTGGAACGCGGCGGTATGTACGTCCCGCCCGGGGAAGTCGTCAGCTCGCGCGAGGATCTGGAGGAGATCGCCTACCAGATGAAGTTGGCCATGTCTCCGTACCACCGGTTCTGGTGGAAGGCCAACAACTACGACTCCGCCTTCGCTCAGTCTGCCCGCACTGTCGGCAAGGTGTTGGAGCGGGAGGTAGGGAAGCACAACGCCGTGATGAAGACGGGCCGGCCGAACATGGTGCCCATCAGCTTCAAGGAGTACAAGCAACTTGCAATCAAGTACACCCGCCTGCTCCTCAAGAATGCATCCCGGTGGGATGGGAATGACTCGGACCTTCCGACCCGTGCCCTTGCAATATCACGGAAGGCCGTCCTGCTTGACGAGCAGCTCCAAACCGTCCAGCAGAAGGAAACCAACCCCGACCTCACCGAAAAGAAGAACGACGATGCCGTGGACTCGCTTCTTGCTGGGGTCACTCCTCTTGCTAAGCGCCATCGTCACATCATCACGGAGCTGGAGAAGACGGCAGAAGGTCGTGCCTCCCTCCAACCGCCCAAGGCCAACGATGAGGTTCCGGATCTGATGGAGGGTCAAGCCGCATGAGTGTTCTCGACCTCACGACCGGCATCCGGTTCGCGAACGCCTTGATTCACGAGATCGAGACGAGCAAGACCGGCTGGCGCCTCGAACGCGAGCGGCTCTACCGCCAAGCTCTGGAGCTGTGGAACGCGATTCGGGAGTCGGACGCCCGGAAGCTCGCCCCGTCCTGGTGGTGGGAGGAACCTGACCACCGTCGGAAGGCGTACCTCGTCGACCCGCTGGGAGAACGGATCCCCGCAGTGTGGTCGGACCTGCTCTTCCGGGGCGAGCCCACCATCGGCGCCATCAACAAGGGCGACCAGGAGAAGCTGGACGACTGGGTCGAGTTCAACGAGCTGGCCTCCCAGCTCAAGTGGGCCGAGGAAGTCTGCTCATCGGAAGGCGAGGTTTGGTGGCGCATCATCAGCATCCCGGGGTTCGGGCATGCCTTGACCGAGTGGCATAGTCGACTAAACGTCATCCCCTACTGGGTCGGTCGAAAGTGCGTTGCCGTCGCGTTCGTCTCTATTCTCGCCGAGGATCGGGACGCCAACGAGGAAACCGTGTACATCGAGGTTCACAGCCACGGCGTCACCTTGAACCGACTCTACCACGGCAAGAAGCTCCACTCTCTCGCCGGGGCAAGGATTCCGCTCGACTCGAACCCGGAGACCGCGGGCATCCCCGAAGAGTGGGTCCACAACCTTCGCCCCCTCGCGGGGCGCATCCCCAACAAGCTCGGTCGAGACTGGCGCTACGGGATCTCCGACTACGCCGGTATCGCCTCCCTCCTACTGGCCCTGAACGAGACGCTCAACATCGGCCAGGAGAACCTGCACCTCACCGGTAAGCAGAAGGTCGTCATCCCGGAACGATTCCTCGACATCCGCGGTCAACTGCCCAAGGGAGCCGAGGTCATCATCGCGACGGAAGTCGATCAGGACCCCGACAAGATCAAGAACGAGTTCGCGCAGATCCAGTGGGAGTTCGACGCGGAGGGAATCATCAAGTGGCAGGACAGCCTGGAGCTAAGGGCGCTAACGCGAGCCCGTGTGGCCCCCCAGCTGCTCGGCAAGGGCGTAGAGGGAGCTTCGACCGGTCCTAGCCTACGCGCGAGGCTTACGGATAGCCTTATGGCCGCCGAGGGCAAAGGCAAATTCTGGGACGACAGTATGCCGGACGTCATCCTCCGGAACATGGAGGTCGAGAACCTGCCCGGCATCGGGAAGGACTGGGGCTTGCCTGACAAGAAGAAGCCACACTTCAAGCGGGCCGATCCGGTTCCCGCGGATCCCGAGGCCACCAGCCGTACCGTGGTCATGGAGGTCAACACCAACGTTCTCTCGCGGAAGACGGCCATCCAGCGCAATAACCCGGAGTGGTCGGACGAACGCGTCACGGAAGAGCTGGCAGAGATTCGGAAGGAGCGCGACCTGATGCTCAAGTCGACCGCAGCTCCCGACGGCAACCAACGTATCCCGGATCCCGCTGGAGGGATTCCACGTGAACCGGGCAATGAGGATCCGACAGCAGTGCCGGATCCACGAGCGAGGACGACCGGGTGATCCGGCGTCCCGGAAAGGAGTCGTGACGCGAGATGCGCACGCTCAAGCGAATCAACCCGTACTACCTCACCTTCTTCGAGGGCGAGGCAGGCGGTGGCGGTGGGACCGGGGGATCCGGAAACCCGCCGCAGTCAGGAAGCACCCCGCCCCCGGCCAACAACCCCCCCGCGACGGGCGGGGATGACCCGGTGGCCAAGGCATACGAGAAGCTCCGCGAGGCGGAGAAGGAGCGCGACCAGCTCAAGGCGCAGGTGACCCAGTTCGAGCGCGAGAAGCTGCCCGAAGCGGACCGAGCCAAGCAGGAAGCGGCCGATGCGAAGGCGAGGGCCGAGAAGGCCGAAGCCGAGCTGGCCGAGACCAAGACCCGCGTCAAGGCCGAGAAGGTCGCGACGCAGGCCGGCTTCCGTGCCCCTGGTGTGGCGGTTGACCTCCTGATGTTCCGGAAGGTTGATCTCTCCACCGACGCCAAGATCACGTCCGCCCTCAACGATCTCGCGAAGGAGGACCCGGGCATGGTCGGCACGCCCCCTCCGTCGGGCGGCCCGATCAACCCCCAGAACGGGCAGCAGCCCGTGGGGAACTCCGGGTTCAACGCAGCGATTCGGTCGGCCGCAGGCCGGCCCGCCGGCTAGTCGAAGGCCCCCGTTCACGGGGGTGAATCAAACACACAGAAAGGGATCCACTCCCGTGATCCAGTCCATCACCACCAACGCCGCGTTCCTGGAGGACATCCAGGCGCTGGCCGCGGTCGAGCAGAAGACGTGGGACGACAAGCTCCACGCTCTGAAGCTCTCAGGCGTTCCGATGAACGCCTACGACAACATCGTCTCCCGTTCGGACGCCGCGGCCCTCGTGCCCGAGGACGTCTCTCGCGAGATCTGGAAGAACGTGCCGCAGCAGTCGGCGGCGCTGACTCTCTTCCGGCAGGTCCGGATGAGCTCGAAGGTGCAGAGGCAGCCGATCCTCTCGGCGCTCCCCGTGGCGTATTTCGTCAACGGCGACACCGGCCTCAAGCAGACGACCGAGCTCAACTGGGCCAACAAGTACCTGGAGGCCGAGGAGATCGCGGTCATCGTCCCGGTGCCGGACGCCGTCCTCGACGACGTCGACTACGACATCTGGGGCGAGGCCAAGCCGCTCATCGTCGAGGCCATCGGCCGGACGCTGGACGCGGCGGTCTTCTTCGGGACCAACAAGCCGGGCACCTGGCCGACCCACATCGTGGGCATCGCGACTGGCGCCGGCAACTCCTACGCCCGGGGCACGTCCACGGTCGCGCAGGGCGGTCTCGCCGAGGACCTCAACCAGGTCTTCTCCACCGTCGAGGACGACGGCTTCGACGTCAACGGCGTCATCGCCAACCGTCGCATGCGAGGCCGGTTCCGCTCGCACCGCAACACGGACGGCGACAAGTCGAACGAGCTCACCGCGGACCGGGTGCTCGACGAGGAGGTCACCTACCCCATGCGGGGCATGTGGCCGACCGGCGCCTCGGTGGTGGAGCTGATCGCGGGGGACTTCTCCCACGGTATCATCGGCATCCGCCAGGACATCACCTGGAAGATCCTCGACCAGGCGGTCATCCAGGACAACACGGGCGCGATCGTCTACAACCTCGCCCAGCAGGACATGGTGGCCATGCGGTGCGTCTTCCGCGCCGGCTACCAGGTCTCCAACGCCATCAACTACGACCAGCCCACCGAGGCCAACCGGTCGCCCTTCGGCGTCCTGCTGTCCCCGGCCTGATCAGACCAAGGAGCTGATCCTACATGGATGACACCCATCGCACCGAGGGCGATCCGACGACTTCCCCGTCGTCGCCTTCGACTCCGCCGACCGACTACCCGTCGGCCCCCCCTTCGCCTTCGGGCGGAGACGAGCAGGAGCAGCAGACCAACGACCAGGGAGGTGACCTGCAGGGCGGCGACGACCCCCAGCGGACGGACCGCGGGCAGGAGAAGCCCAAGGCCGTCGCCGACGCATCGGACCTGCCCCAGGGCAAGACGATGCCAAGCCGCAGCCAGGACGACGACTCCGAGGTCGTGATCCGTGACGACGTGGCCCTCGCGGGCGACATCCGCACGGTCACGGACGCGGGGGCGGACGTCGGCGAGGCCGAGGTCCAGGCCACGGCGGACCGCGAGACCGAGGCCGGGTTTCGTGGGGCCGCCGCGGACCCGACCCCGAACGAGCACTACACCGTGGCCGGTGTGACCTCGGGGAAGCCGACGCCCGAGACCCACATGGGTCAGCGGCGCGCGGCCAAGGACAACCACACCCTCGACGAGGGCGTCGAGTCCTACTAGGGAACACGGGGGATCCGGGCTGCACCCTCACGGGTAAGTCACGCCTGGATCCCCCATTCCCCTTCTCACCATCATGCCCACTTACGTGACAGTCCAGCAGTTCCGCGACTTCCTTCTGCCTCGCGAGTTGACCGAGACGGACGAGGAGCTTGAACCGATCCTCGAACTGGCCGAGGATGACGTCGATGATGCTGTGGGTAAGTTCTACCCCGACATCACGACGGGACGCAAGTTCGATGTCACGCTGATGACGCAGGTCCCGTGGCAGTTGACGGCTCTGAGGAAAGCCGTCTGTGCACAAGTCGAGTACCGAATGTTGATGGGTGAGACCTTCTTCATCCAAGGAGAGCAACGAGAGGTGGTAGGACGTCGTGTCGAAGTCCACAAACCGACGCGTCTTGGCCCCAAGGCGCAAACCTGGCTCACCCGCGGCAAGCTCTACCGGCTCTCGGGCATCAGCCGTGGACAAGGACTCCCCAACCAGAACGTCGACGACATCATCCCGTGACTGGGATGACGAAGATGTCCCTTCTCGCGGTAAACGAGCACTGAGAGCTATCGAACGACTGCTATGAGCACTCCCTTCACAGAACGATTTTACATCTCTCGACGAGTCACTGTCGGGGATGACCGTTCTGTGCTGACGGTCAACCACGCGGGGGGACCGCGGTATGAAGGTGAGCTGATCCCTCCGGCCCCTCGCCGACCCGCCTCGAATGGGCCCCGCAGTGGTCCTCTCTGGGACCTTCGATACTGGAAGAGTCCTGTTTCCTTTGCTGTAGAGTCCTTGAGGGCAGGTGACCGCATTTTCGCTCAGGGTCGTGAGTGGGAGGTCGTGACGCATGCGGTTCCCACGATCATGGGGTCTCCCACAGGCATCGAGTTCTGTCAAGTGTTGCCCCTCGAGGTGCTCTATCCCTACAGCGGTTACATCAGGGGCCAAGATCGAACCGAGTTGGTCAGCTACGTGATCTTCGCGATGTGGAGTGGGGACGAGACGGCCCGAGATACGGGAACTTACCGGGACTGGGACGCGGAGGCTCCCATCGAGTTCCGAAACTTTCTTCGGGCCAACCACAACATCAACCTCGGAAACGATTGGTACAAGATCACCTCCGCCGTGGTGAATTACGATGAACCTAGGGTGAACTTGACCCTTCGACGGGCAGGGGTGGCTTCATGAGGTTCCGAGTTCGCCTAGACGGTGCGACTCGAGCTGCCCGCAAGGTGCGAGGGGCTGAGCAGAAGTTCGATCGCATCGTGCAACGACGGATGGACGACCTCATGGAGTTCGCGGTCGCCAAAATCTACCGCAAAGCCGCCCTTCGGGATACTGGATCCCTGGCTCGCGGTATCGAGGCCGTCCAGACCGGCCGACTCGCCTTCCAGATCAAGGTTCGAGCGGAGGACCCGGAAAGCGGCTTCAACTACGCGCCGGTCACCCGATTTGGCCACGAAACCCACCTCATCACTCCTCGCCAGGACAGTGTCATGACCGTCTCGGTTCTGCACTGGTTCACCAAGGGAGACATCGGTCCCAAAGGTCACCGCTTCGAAGGCGAAGAGGTCTTCCGCCCGTGGTCTCGAGGATTCCATCCGCCCAAGGACTGGGCCGAACGAGGTCACGGCGCGGTGCAGGAAGCCACTCGTAGAACCGGCAAGCTCATTGCTCGAGATATCTCCCAGGAGTTGTCATGAACCTGACCACCGAACAGCTTGCCATAACGATGGAAGAGTGGGTGGCCGAGGTCGTCCCGGGCTTCAGTCGGTACGAACACATGCCGACCGAACTGGCCAAGGCATTGCCGATGGTGATCGGTGAGGTGGTCGGGGACGAGGTTCGAGAGGGCAACCGAGACGTGCCCAACCTGGGACCGTACCAGCAGCTCCTCGTACGCACGCGTAGAGTGACGCTACTCTTGCTAGTGCCCCCCGAGCCCAGCTGGACTGCCTCACAGGCTCTATACTCAGCTGTGGATCTGCTGGGAGCAGCACTTCGTCGGGATCCGACCCTAGGAGGGCGCGTCAAAGAGGCATCCAAGTTCTACGAGGCCAGCTACACCCCGCCGGAATTGCAGCACGCCGACGGGACCCGAGCAAGACAAGCAACCCTGACCGTCACGGTCGGAGAACAAGTGGAGGAATACAAGTGAAGGCCAAGATCACCAAGACGGGCACCGAGATGGCCTACGCCCGCGAGACCGTCCAGGTCGGCGAAGGCAAGGACGCCCGCGAGTTCCTCGTCGGCGAGGAAGTCGAGATGTCCCAGGAGGACTTCGACGCCATCAAGGAGATGAAGCGCGTCAACATCTCGGAGGTCAAGGACTCCGAGACCAGCAGCACCTCACGTCCCCAGGTGACCGGCGTGACCGGCACCTCCACCCCGACCGGTTCGTCCGGCGGCAACCAGTAGAAGGAGGAAGGCCACATGGCACAGGCAGATATGCACGGCGGCCGGATGCCGTACGACGAGGGCGGCGCCCTTGTCGGTCCGGCACGAGTGCTGTTCGCACCGACGACGGTCGCGGTTCCCACGGGACTCGTGATCGAGAACGTCGCCGACGTGGACGGGGAGTACCCGCCCATCACCGGCTGGCTCGACTTCGGCCTCGCGGCCGACGCTCCGAGCTACTCGCACTCCCGAGAGTCCGAGGGCATCACCTACCAGCAGCCGTCCGGTGATCTGTTCCAACAGATCAGCTCGGTCAACCGGACGCTCACGGTCCAGGTGGCGCACATCGACGCCAAGACGCTCGAGATCATCGAGAACGCCGGCTCCGCTTCGACGGTGGCCGCTGTGCCGGGATCCCACGCCGGCTACTCGAAGGTCAACGTCGGCCTTTACGCCGACACCCCGGTGTGGCGGGTGGCGCTCATCGCCTACCGTCCCTCCGGTGCCGCGGAGGTCGTGGAGACCGACTCCGGCATCACCCGCCCCCCGATGGTGCAGCGCGTCATCCCGAGGGCAACGATCGCGGCCGACGAGTCCGCGACCGACTTCGATCGCGGCACGCCCGTGAACTTCGAGGTCGTGTTCAACGCGCTGACGGAGCCGTCCGCCCCCGCCGGCGGTGAGCACGGCTACTGGATCGTGGAGGACGCCGGCACGATCGCGGCTGCGGCCTAGGTCGACAAGGAGAACAAGGAGAGCACTATGCCCGAGCAAGTCACAACCGTGGTTCTGGGGGATCGTCGGTTCCCTGTGGTCCCCCAGAAGCACGCCCGCCTGCGGAAGTACCTCACCTCCGCAGACATGCAGAAGATCATGTCGAGGGACTACGCCACGGAGTCCTACCGTATCCTCTGCATCCTCATCCCCGCCCTGCTCCCCGAAAACGGGGGCATGCATCCGTGGGAGTTCGACGGGTTCACCTCCGAGGATGCGTGGAAGCGCTACCGCGAGGGTGACCTCGACGCCTACGACGAGAACAACGACCCGAGTCCCACAACGGCCGACATCGTCGGGGCGTTCGAGAAGGCCCTGATGGTCTCGGGAGCCAACCGCCTGGGGAAACTGCTGGAGCTGGTCCAGACGGGGGCACGCCTCTCCCTGGATCAGCCGACGGCCACGTCGCGAGACTTGCCTGGCGCGAATGGGGCATCGGACTCGACGCTTACTGGGACACCTCAGGCAACGTAGACCAAGAACAAGGCATCACGTTCCCGCGGATTTATGACCTCCTCGACATTCACAAGGGTCTGCACGACATGGACCTGTATGAGTTGGGGTGGGTCATGAACGTGGCCCAGAACGCTCCCAAGCAACTCCGCAAGCTGCTTCCGGCACAGGCTCCCGCCTTGCCGACTAGTGGCCCGCTAAAGCCGACGAAGGGCAAGGTCGCGAAGTCCCATGGCCGTTAGCTTCGAAGACATCATCCTCCGATTCCAGGTCGAGAACGACGAGGGTAGGGATGCCCTTACCGATCTCTACACCGCTTTGGAAGCGCTGGGGCTGGTTGAGGCGAATCCCGAGGTCGAGCTGGAAGGTGTTCGTGAGGCGCAGGTGGATCTTGGGAAGCTTGTTGCGCTTCTCAAGACCACCAACGCCATGGAGGCCCAGCCGGTCATCCGGCCTCGAACGGCGGAAGCCCGGAGAGCCATCGAGCTGTTCGCCCGCTCCTTGTCGGAGTTTGGTGAACTCGAGGCTGAGATTCGTCCCGAGGTGGATACCAGCAGCATCAAGGATGCCCAAGAGCAGCTGAACCGTCTGGAGCGGAAGCTTCGCCGGCAACGAAACAAGCTGGCCGAGTTCACGGCCTCCGAACAGTTCAGTCCCGCGGGAGGCAAGGTTCGAGCGGGCAAGATCCGCGAGACCGAGAAGGAACTGGAAGCAGCCCGCTTCACCTTGGAGAAGCTCAAGCGGGAGGCAGCTCAGGGCATCGAGGTGAAGATGACCCACCTCCAGGCTTCGACGGCACTTGAGCTTCTTCGACGCCGTCTGGAGGAACTGGGCAAGCTTCTCGTCAAGCCGGAAGTGAGGTTGGAGTCGGAGCAGGCCCAGTTGGCGGCATCTCGGATCCGGGCCATCATGCAGGAAATCACCCGCATGAAGGGCCGCGCCAACATCGATCTTCACGACGAAGAGTTCCAAAAGAAGATTCGCAGCCTACGCAACGAGATGGCCCGCCTCGAAGCCGAACTGGTTCGACCTGGTGTAGACCTGGACGGCGTGGAGGAAACCGACGACCAGGTGAAGCACATCATCGCCACCCTCCGGCTGTTGGGCGCGGAGGAGGCCGATCCGAGTATCAACCTACAAGGTGAAACCGGAACCTTGGCCGGTATCGCGGCCGTCATGCAGGCGATGCGTGAACTTGAACGTCGGGACGTCAACGTCGAGATCGTCAACCGGACCCAGCTGACCGCCGGCAGTCGGGCCGTGAACGTTCTTCGCAACATCTTCTACCAAGCACAAGAAGCGGCCACCGGATTCGGGGATCGACTTGGCTCCGTGGGTGTTCGAGTTCTGGGCTTCTCTTTCACTCTCGGTGCGGCCTCTCTCGCAGTCATCACCTTGATGGCAGCGCTCGCCCTCCTGGTCGTGGGTGGGATCGCCGCTCTGGCCTCTTCGGCAATCATTGCCGCGGGTGGCGTCGGGGTCCTGGCCACCGCCCTCGTGGGGTCACTTCTCCCCGGCGCGCTGTTGGCCTTCGCCGCCCTAAGCAGGTTGTCGGCCATCATGGAGGTACTGAAGGCCCGCGAACAGGCCCGGAAGCAGACCGCCAAGGAGGCGCTAGCAGCTGAGGCCGGTCGGTCCGCAGCAGTCCGCTCCGTGGCAGATGCCCTGGCCGCTTTGGAACGAGCCAACGAGAACGTGGCGGATGCCACCGTCGACGCGAATCGCGAGATGGAGGACTCGTACGAACGAGTCTCCGACGCGATTCGTTCTGTGGAACGGGCGCAGTTGAGTCTGGACGAGGCCAAGCTCGGCGTCGAAGAGGCGAAGCTCTCGCTCAGGGAGCTGCGTGAAGAGCTGGGTCTGGCGGGCAACGACATCTCCGAGATGTTCCAGAAGTTCACAGACGTGGACATCCAGTTCGACCCCAAGCAGGTCGCCGCCTTGATGCAGAAGGCGGGCGTCGCCACAGACGAACGGGACCACTTGGACATCCAGCGCGCCATCCTGAACATCAGGCAGGCGAAGCTCCGCGAAGAGGAAGCCACAGACGGTCTCTCCGACGCCGAGCGCGAACTCAAACGTGCTCGAGAGGACAACCTCAAGTTCCAGCGAGAGGGCATCCGAGCCAGCGAACGTCTGGCAGCCGCCATGCTCGCCCAGGAGGAGGCCACCAAGCGTCTCGCCCGTGCTCAGGAGGATCTGGCTCGCAACGCCTCCATGGATGCCGCTGAGGCCCAGTTCGCCGAGCTGAGCAAGCAGGAACAGCGAGTGCTCCTCCTCTTTGAGAAGATCCGCACCTCATTCCGCCGAGCGATGGCTCCCGCCATCAGCCCGCTCTTCCTGGCCTTTATCTTGGTCCTGGAGCGGATCCCTGGTGCCCTGGACGCCATCTCTCCCGGCATGGAGCGCCTCGGCGACGCGCTCGCTACGGTCCTCTCGAAGATCGGCAACTTCCTGACCAGCGACTTCGCCGTCGACTGGTTCAACGACATGGCCGACGGGTTGGCACGGCTGTCGGGACCCGCGGGCGACGTCCTGATCAACCTGCTCACGATCCTGATGAACTTCTCTCGGGCAGCGATGCCAGCTCTCGTGGACCTGGCAGGCCGCTTCGCGGATAAGCTGGGAGAGTGGGCGGCCTGGACGGCAGACGGCGAGAACATGGACGGGCTAATCAAGTCGCTCGTCGAGAACCTGGAGCTGTGGCTGTCTATTGCCTACGAGCTGTCCCGAGTCTTCATCGGTTTCCTCATGGCCGCAGAAGGGCCAGGCCGAGGGTTCGCCGAGAGCTTGCGAGACGCGCTTCAGAATCTGGCCAACCTACTCGCCGACAAGGAAGGACGGCAGCAGGTTACGGACTGGCTCTACGCCGCGGTCGAAGCCACCAAGAACTTCGCTGAGGCGGCGGCGGACCTAGCCATTGCGATTGGATCTGTTTCGGACGACGTGTCAAGTGTCACCGGGATCCTCCCGACACTCACTGGCCAGATCGACCTGTTCTGGGACGCCATCAGTTCCGGCGGCAGCACCGCACAGTTTGCGGTCCGTCTGTGGGACCGGACGATGGGCAAAGCCTTCGGTGAGGAACGCTGGGCACAGTTCAAGCAGACGGTCAAGGACTTCTTCACGGGTTTGGTCACGGGGTTCTTCAACCTTGCTGCCGACGCTTGGACCGCGGGCCAGAACTTGGTGGACGGCTTCTTCGGCGGCATCAAGGATCGCTGGGAGAAGGGCAAGAAGGGCTTCAAGAATCTGCTCAAGGGCATCGCCACCGCCCCCCTGGGCATCTTCAAGATGGGGTCCCCATCCAAGCTCTTCGCCGATTACGGCAAGAACGTCATCCGGGGATTCGAGAATGGCCTGCAATCTCGGGCCGCGGGCCTTGGGAGCCTCCTGGAGTCCTCTCTCCAGGTGCCTGTCCCTACGATCCCCACTGGCAGGCTCCAAACGGCCGCCGCTGGGGGAGGAGGCGGAGACATCTACAACGACAACAAGTTCTTCGTGCAGTCTCCCGCCGGGACCGCTCCCGACACCGAGACCTTCATCGCACAAGTTGACCGCAGATTCAGGAGACTGGGTAGATGACAACTTCCATCCAAGGTGGACCTCTCGGTCTCGAAGCCGTACACAACTGGGACGGTGTCTTCGACACCAACGATCTCGAAGCGGGGTTCCCGCGGGTTCGCTGGAGGCGCATCCGTGGTCTGCTCTCGCTGGCGGAGGGTGACGACGACTCCATCTCCGGAGGTGCTCGCATCGGGATCCGCCCGACTCCCGGGCTGCTTCGCGACAAGACGAACGTGTACGAGGGGTTCCTGGAAGCGGACACTCTGCACGAGATCCGGGAACTTCGCACGGAGATGGTCGGCGCCTTCGCGGACCGCTACTCCGAGAAGGTCATGACGATCACGCCTCACCCCGACTACGGAGACACCGTCTTCTTCTACTACGGCAAATGCATCGCCCTCGACATCGACGACCTCCCGCCCAGCTCCCTCAACCGACTTCCCTCCAAGGAGGCCCGCGAGGTGACGCTATCTATCCGGCAGTACGACCCCCGGTTCTACCACAGCGTGCTCCAGGACTCGGGGGAGCAGGCAGCCGGCTTCGCCGTGACCAACCTCGGGCTGGCACCCGCCGAACCCGACATCACGCTGACGATTGGCGACACCGCTGGTGGCACTACCTTGTCAGTTACAAACACCTCTATCGGTAAAAAGCTCCAGCTGCAGACGTTGTTCCTCGTCGCCGCCGGCAAGATCACCTTCAACTTCCGTCGCCGCCGAATCCTCTACTACATCGATGGCGGCGACCCAAACGACCCCCTGGACATCACTCGGATGATCGACCAGGAAGAGTCGACTTGGTGGGACCACGGGGTCCATGGCCTCACTCCAGGTGTGAACAACCTTACTTGGGTCGGGGCTGACATCGACACTGTCCGAGTCACCCACCACCACGCCACCTTCTGATGCTCGAGTTCGAGATCGCCAACCTGTACCGCCCGGATCCTGACGCCACGAACTTCGTGGACGGGGAGGTCGTCACGGTACCTGGGACTCAGGAGAACGGCAAAGTCACCATCCCTCTCTGCAATCAGCAGGAGGCTGAGGTCCAGATCAGTATGTGGGATCCGGACGCCATCTACGCGATGCAGCCTTACCAGTACAGGCTGCGGGCGTGGCTCAAGACGAGCTACGGCAACTTCCTCGTGCACGACGGGATCATCACCGAGCCGGTGCTGGACACCGATACGGAGACTATCACGATCCCCTCCGTGGACCACTCGCACCGAGCGCAGCACCACTTCATCCGGCTCGGGGATCTGGCTTACGATGTAGAGTTGCCTCTGGTGGGTCCGTCTCTGGCGCTCATCATGGAGGCCGCGCAGAACCTGACCGACACCAGCGCCGGGCCGTCGCAAGCGGACCGTTACCCGCCTCTCGGCATCGACGCCAGTATTGCCGGCCTTGATCTCAACGAGACGTGGATGGCCAACCCGTCTCCCGGCATCAAGTTCGAGCGCGGCGAACAGGTCTGGGAAGCGTTCTTGCAGATGGTCGGGATCCAGACCGCACCAGAGTTCATGCTCATTCCGATCGACGGGGTGCCAGGCGTCTACCAAGCCCTCTACACGACCACCCGCTGTGGTCTACACGACCCGGTCAACGACATTTGGGTTCCGGACCAGACCGAGGCCGAATATTACCTCAACCAAGCTGCCACCGGAGTTCTTACCGACGTGCCCATCATGAACGGCTTGTTCGTGTCGGGGTGGGGCGAGGACAACTGCTTCATCCGATACCGCCCAGGTGGTAGAATCGTGTCGCACGTTCATGTCCTCGCGGACGGACGGGGAGACGCCGACGAGGATCGTCGCATTACCACAGCGGACACTGGGACCGCGGTTCAGTACGGCGTCTACGTGGACTGGGAGCAGACGAACTTCAAGTCGGCCGACGACGAGAACCTGAAGAACCGCGGGCGACAGATCCTCGCGGCATACTCGGTGCCTCCGGAGTTCTTCGATCTCAAGATCAAGCCTCACTGCACCTACGGGTACCTGAGGGACTTCCTAGTGGGCACGGTCATCGAGGCCTCCTGGCACGTGGGTGTCCTTCGCTACAACAACGTTCGAGGTCGGATCATGGAGGTCCGCTTGTTTCAGGACGAGAAGTACGACGCCAAGCACCGAACCGAGCTGACCGTCCAGCCGCACTACACCCAGGCTTCTGTGGACGAGGACGCCTGATGGGCGAGATTCACGGCAGGCGCAAGTTCGACCAGCGGTTCCTCAAGTTGGAGGATGACGTACGGCGGCTTCGCGATCGCGTACGGGACAACCTAGGGGGCGGGGCCTCGGAGTCGATTCCCCTCACCGACGTGCAGACCGGAGTGACCTACGGCGGCAGTCAGCAGCCTCGGGCCACGAAGATCGCGGGCGACGCTATCCTCCTGGAGGGGCTGCTCATCGCCAACAACCTGTCGATCCCGATCACCTTCAACCAGTCGCTGCTGATTCTCCCGGAGGGATGGACACCTCCGGAGAGTCGAATCATCCCTGCTGTGGCTCGGAACCTCACGAACTACGAGGCCGGTGTCCTCCTCATCTTGAACGAGGATATGGGTAGCGCGGTGAAGTGGTACGGGACCTTCAACACCAACTACATCAACCTCGACGGCGTCGTCTTCCGGGCGGGATAGGGGAACGTCATGCAGAAGAGTGATCTAGTGCAAGTTTTGTCGCACGAAGCCTTGGAACACACCAAGAAGATGCGGCGAGGATTGGTAGTCCTCTCGGTGTGCCTCTCCACCGTAGCCACCTGCACCGTCGGTATCGGTCTAGGTTTGTGGGCGGCAGAACAGCTAGACGACGCTAGTCAGGACCGAGCCCACAAGAACTGTGTTGTGCAGCGAGAGGCTCGGATCGAGGGCAACAAGAGATACGTGTACACCCGGGCTATGAAGCTCATCATCGAGAACTTTCCTTCCACTCGAGAGTTCCTGAAGAACAACCACCCCGATCTATACCCCCTCCCGGTGATCACCGCGTTGGCCGTGCCGGACTGCGACAAGATCCACCCGGAGGAGTAGTTGCTCCTACTCATTCTCATCGACGCGGCACAAGCTGCACCTAAGGAAACCGCTTCTACCAACATCGGAATCGTCATTGCAATCCTTGGGGCGCTGCTAGGTGGAAGTGGCATCGTAGGGTGGCTCACGGTTCGCAACACCAATAAGAGTATCGCGGTCACGGCTTCTAACGACGCGGTAGAGGCGGTCGACAAAGCACTTGAACGTATCGAGAAGGAACTGGAGAGGTCCCACCGTCAAGTAGAACACCTCCAACAGCGACTAGACCAAGCTCGGTCTAATTCCGCACAAGAAAGACAAGAGCTTCGCGAGGAGCTACGACAAACAAAGGTGATGCACACCGCCGAAAGGCACGATCTGGAACAAAAGATCAAGCACCTGCAGGAACGCATCGGGTACTTGGAGTCCCAGCTCCAGACCTATCGCCGCCGAGACGAGGACCAGGGCAGGTTGCCCCGCCCCTACGACGGCCCCGAACGTAGGCACGAAACAACAATTGATGGAGAGCACGAAGATGCCTGAGAGCAACATTCTCAACACCGACTTTGAAGAGGTCGAGGTCGAGTCCCCGCCCGCGAAGATCTCGATCGGCACCGGTACGATCACCGGCCTGGTGACCGCCGCTGTCGCCGCCCTTCCCCTCCTGATCGACGCGCTCAGCGACGAGCGCCTCTCGGAGACGACAAGGAAGTGGTTGATCATCGCGATCATGGTGATCATCAGCGTCCTGATCATCTCCCGCGCGATCCAGGCGGTCGCCGTCGAGCTGAAGCGGGGCTGAAATGGCCCGCACCGTGAGGCGGTACCCGAAGGGGCTACCCAAGAAGTACCGCAAGCACTGGGACCGACCTTGGACCCAGCGCGCTCGCCTCAACCGCGGCTTCCGCCTGTGGCTGGGGCGGAACGGCTACCTCACCCCTCACTTCACCAAGGAGGAGGCCAGGAGCCACAACGGAGAGTGGGTTCCGAGGGAGCTGCTCAAGCACGCCCGTAACCACGCGTTCAACCTGGAGCAGCTTCGCCACGAGCTGGGAGACGTCTCGATCCCGATCGTGAGTTGGTACCGCTCCGAGCGCTACAACCGCGAGATCCGCGGGGCGACCAAGTCCCAGCACATCCAGGCCCGGGCCACTGACCACCCTCGAGAGTGGGTGGAACGGGTTGGCCGAGCCCGGGTCAATGCTGCTGCTGACAAGGTCTTCCGCGACGGAGGAGTCGGGCGCTACCCTGCGGGGAGCGTTCACTTCGACTCACGAGGCTTCAGGGCGCGCTGGACCTCGTTCTAACCTGCTGCCGGTAGCGGACCTGCCGGCGCAGCACTCAGTTGGCGTCAGCTCTCCGCGCCGTCGCTGGGTGTGGGGGTCGTCCGAGGTTCTTCTCCTCCTCGGGCGGCCCCCTTCTCTTGTGCGTACTCCTCCACTAGACTCAAAGTGAAGGTGCGACCAGAGCGCTGCCCACCCACCCACACAGGCTGCTTCCCTTCCAGGAACGCCTTGACCCAGTCCCGCTGTAGGGGAGTCAGCTGGAGGTCGGGGTGGTTTTCCTTCATCCACCTGCAGAAGTCCTCCCAGGTCACTTCTGCTCCTGGGGCTTCTCGGTCTTGGCCTTCTGCTGCTTCTTGGCCTTCTTCGCTTCCAGCTTCGCGTCCCGCGCCGCCTCTGCCTCCTGGATGGCGCGAGCCATCTCGTCAGAGAGCCTGAAGCCACGGGGGATGTGCACCAGCTCCATGTGGATGTGCGATACGCGGAGCCCGTGCGTCATGGCCAACGCCCACTCGTCGCCGTCCTTCTGGAGAACGAGCATGACCATCGTGCCGGCGGAGTCTACGTAGGTCAACTGCACCATTCCCGCGGGGGTGAGCCGGGCCTTGTGTTGGCCGGGCCGGAACATCGGCTGCCGCTGGTTCCGTGGGTTGCCTCCCTCCACTTCTTCGAGCTGGCGGAAAGCCACCAACTCCGCAACTGTTTCCATCTTCGCCATTACTTGATCCTTTCGGGGAGTTCGTCGAGGATGGCTCGACGCTTGAGCTTGGATACTGCGTACAAAGCTTGAAGAGGCCAGACCCCGGCATCCTGCAGCACCTTCTTGGTGGTTTCAGGTCCCATGCCGGGGGCCGCCTCTAGGATCCGGTAGATTTGGCAGCCCTGGAGAGCCACAGGCGGCTCCCTAAGGACACCGCGCAGGCTACGAGTCCCTTCTTCCAGTTCAGCTAGGACGGAGGCCCTGTCGGCCCTAATGCTCCGAGCCTTCTTGATGGGGTAACGCCTAGCCATCGATGATCTCATCGATCTTGCCGAGACGACGCTCGATCGTCTCCCAGCAATCAGCCACGAAGGCGATCCCGCCGGCAGCCTTGATCTTGTTGATAGTGTCCTGCTGCTTGTCCGTTGGCTTCCCGCCGGGCATCTTCGCTTCGACGAAAAGAGTGTACCCGCGGTACACAACCGTCAGATCCAGGAGGCCCCGCGTTTGGCGAGGCCCCCCGTGGATCTTGACAGAGTAGCCTCCGCGGGCCTTGATCTTGCGCTGGAACGTCTTGACCAGCGCGGTCTCGTTGGAGGCTGCCATCAGGTCGGCCTACAGGTCGTCCAGGTCCAGCTCTTCGAGGTCGTCGTCATCGTCGTCCTCGTCCTTGGCCTTCTTCTTGCCCTTCTTCGCCGGCTTGGCCTTCTTCTTGGCCGGTGCCTTCTTCTTGCTCTTGGCCTTCTTCTTCGGCTGCTCCTCCTCTTCGTCTTCGTCGTCCTCTTCGTCTTCGTCGTCTTCGTCCTCGTCGTCTTCCTCGTCGTCATCGTCGTCGTCGAGGTCGTCGTCGTCCTCGTCTTCGTCGTCATCCTCGACGTCGTCGTCGGACTCGTAGTCGTCCTCCGAGGTGAAGCCACGGAAGGCGACCCGGGACCGGTCGTCGTAGCCGTCCTTGCCCTCCTCGTCCTCCAGCTCGACCCAGAGGGTCTTGCCGATCAGCTGCTTGAGCGGGAGCTTGAGAGCCGACTTCGGGACCTTGGCCCCGATGGCCTCGAGCAGGAGACGGATCCGGACGAGGCTCTTGGGGGTGATCCAGAGCGTGTCCTCGAACTCCTTGCCCTTCTTCTTGCCCTCGATCACCTTGAAGGTGAGCTTGAGGCCCGGCGTGTCCTTCTCACCCGAGCGGACAGACTCCGCCTTGGTGATCTTGACGTGGTAGTCGCCCTCAGGCCAGTGGATGCGCTTCCCACCGCCGCCGGACTCCTCCTCCTTCGAGAAGTCGATGCTGAGGACGGCCGACTGCTTCTTCTTCGCCATGGTGTGGCTTACTCCTTGTTGCGGGTTTCCCATGCCTCGATAACCTGCGGCATGGTGGGGTTACGAACGATCCTGCCAAGCTGGTTGGTTCGGTCCTTCGTGTCGTAGTCCTCGTGGGGGCCGACCAGCATGCGGTCCTCCCACTTCGTGGACCTCTTGCCCTTCTTGTTCTTGACCTTCACCTCCCGGCCGTAGATACGGCCCATCACCCCGACGGATCCCATGAGGGTTCCTCGGGTGCCCGCCGGAAGATCGGGCGTGTGGAAAGGGTTGCCCTCTCCGTCCTCGTCGTCGATGATGCGCTCTTGCGCGAGGAAGACGACGTGCATCGGCAGGTTGCGGAAGTCGAGGACCAGCTGATTCACCAACTGACCCGCCCTTCCCCATGTCCGCTTGTCCGGCATGGAAGGCTCGCGGGTTGGGTCCCGGTCCTCCTGGTCGCCGAGCACCTTGCGGATCGCCGCCTGCTGAAGAGCGGTGACCGTGTCGATCGCCACCGTCTCGTACTCGTGGTTGCCGGCCTTGAGGTACCAGTAACCATGAGCAACGTCATCGAACGTCCGCACCTCACGAACGTCAGCTTCGCTCCAGCCGGCTGCAGAACGAGTACCTTCCTCGTTGATGTCGATGATGAGACAGTTGGGACCACTCGCCGCGAAGCGAGTCTTGCCCGAACCGTTCCGCCCGTAGACCAGGCACTTGAGGTAGGGGCTTGCCTCGTCCACGGACTTGATCCCTTTCGCGAAGCGGGCTGCCCCGGCCTCGACTGTCTTGTTGCCTTTCTTCTTGGCCATCTACTCGTCCTCTGCTCGTTGGCTTCGTGTTGTGTATCTGAGTTTCAGCGTGTCGCTGATGTCGCCTCCCATTAGTTGGATAGTGCAAGGTTCGAGGAAGGAGCAGTCCCACCGGCAGTCCTTCATAGGCGTGCGGGGGAACTGCCCCAGCTCCTCCGCCTTCCTCATCTCCCGGGCGGTCATGATCAGCTCCCGCATCTGCTGACGGACCAGGGGCCGATCCTTGGCCAGGGGGGTGCGGCGGAACCACTTGTGGTTCTGGGCCTTGAGGTAGCGAAGGTGGGGAAGGTAGGGTTTGACGTCCAACCCGCGGCGCTTGATCTCGCGGTAGTACGTCATGTAGTCGCACTGGATGTTCTTCCGGAGGCTGAGGCTGCCGTCCTTGAGCACCTCTGGTAGCGTCGGCGGCTTCGTGCAGATCTCGTCGAAGATGATGCCACGGAGCGGTTTGAACCCGAACTTCTCGGCGCCCCAGAAGTAGCGGGCCAGCTGGGCGTCGAGGAGCATAAAGTCGGGTGGGAGGAAGTTCTTGACGGTCTTGTAGTCGACGATCCAGATGCCTCCGTCCGGCTCCTCGACGATCTTGTCGATGATCATGCGGAACTTGAGACCGTTGGGGAGGGTGATGATCTCGTCAAGCTCGGTGTCGAGAACGCGGTAGTAGTCCGGGTCGTCCTTGTAGTTCATGATGTACGAGAGCATGATTCTCTCGCACTCGGCGGGCAGATCCCCCAGTTCCTCGCGCTCCTCGATGAAGAGCGAGTTGAACTCGTCGCTGAGCTTCTTGTGCTCGGCCCGCCAGTCCCCCCCGTCGTAGTGGACCTCGAGCAGGCGGTGGAGCCAGGAGCCTCGCTCCAGGGCGAGCGCCCGACTCTTGGGCTTCAGTCCGAGCACGTACTTGAACTCGAACTGCTTCTCGCACCGACGGAAGGTCTTGGCGCGGCTGTTGGACAGCAGCATCCAGTTCCCGTAGGTGCGGGGGATGTCTAGGACGTTGGTCACTTCTTGAGCCTCGCGTAGATGACTAGGAGCCGCTTGTGGCACTCCTCCAGCATGTCTCGTGTCTCCAGCAGGTGCTTGATCTCTCCTGGTGTCAAGCCGTCCTGGTACTTGTGGGTGAAGTCCCAGATGACGGTCCGAGACTGCTGTACCCACCGAAGGGCGGTGTACCAGAACATCTCGTGGATGAACCGGCGCTTGTGTTGGTTGACCTTGAGCTTCTTAGGCACCGGTCTGCTCCTGCTGCATCATTCGGATTGCGAGCTTCGAGAGCATCTGCACCTCGTGCTCGATGGCGATCTTCCGCCGCTTGATGAACTCCCTCTCGGCCTTCGACAGACCGTACTGCTTATCCTCGTCGTTGGCCATCCGGTTGAGCTGACCGAGGGAGACTTGGATGTGAGTTCCTTGGTCATGCAGGAGCTGGCGGGTCACTGCCCGCTTTGCTCGTTGAGTTGGAGTCCGCTTAGAGGCCATAGTTATAGTCTACTCTCACGAGGCCACATGTCTACTGGGTAGGCTCCCACGGAGTGCCCTCACCCCAGTGCTGACCAATTTCGATGTCGGCTACGATGGGTACTGTGACCTCCGTACCGAACTTGCGACGGACGAGGCTCATGTCCTCCATCGTCTCTTTGATGACACCCGCGTAATCCTCCGCGACATCTTCTCGAACCTCGAAAAGGATGGAGTCGTGGACGGTTCCGACAATTCGACACTCTCGAGGGTCCAGAACTTCCCGGTGTAGGGTGATGAGGGAGAGAAGCATGAGGTCGGAAGCGAAGGACTGTACAGGGCTATTGATAGCTTGACGTTCTGCTTCCTGCCGAACACTCTCTTCCGCGGACTCAATGTCAGGTAGATGTCGAACCCTCCCGATCGGCGAGTTGACACGTCCGTACTTACGTGCCAGTCTCCGTTGACGATCGTGCCAAGGTCGAAGGGCGGGGTAGTCCGAGAAGAATTGCTCACGGTTTTCCTGTGCCTCCTCTAGCGTGTAGTCGACGCCGTAGTTCTCGAATGCGTACGTGACGAACTTCTTGGCGCCCATCCCGTAGAGGTAGCCGAAGGACACCGGCTTGGCCTTCTTGCGTTCCTCCTTCGCCACGTCCTGTGGGTTGGTCTTGCCGGTCATCCTCATGGCGCGGATCATGTGGATGTCCTCTCCCTGGAGGAACTGTCGAATCATGCGCCTCTCGTTAGCCAGCATCGCCGCTACCCTCAGCTCGACCTGGCTGTAGTCGGCTTGCAGGAACTTCCACCCCGGAGGGGCGCCAATTACCGACCGGATGAACGGGTCCCGCGGAACTTGCTGAATGCCTCCCTCACCCGATATTCGGCCTGTGACCGTGCCGAAGAGCTTGTAGGTGCTGTGGATACGACCGTTGTCGTCCATCCACTCGTACTTCCACGGGCCGAGGTACGTGTTGACGTACTTCGCCCACTTTCTCCACTTGATGAGCGCCTTGCAGACGACATGCTGTTTCTCCAGTTGCAGTAGTACGCCCTCTCGACTGGAGGGCTTACCTTTGTTGGTCTTCTCGATGATGGGAAGACCCAAGTGTTCGAACAACAGCCTCGCCACCTGTGGGTGAGAGTTGATGTTCATCGAGTTGTCTTCCGGCCACCACTGCTGGATGTACCGATCGATCTTGTCGCGGTTCTCGCAGGCCTGGAGATACCGCTCTTCCCAGCGCTCCGGGTCCACCCACACCCCGTACCGTTCCACGTCTACCAGGACGTTGGATGCAGGCATCATGAGCTTCTGGAAGACGCGAGCAATCCGCGGTTCCTCCTTCAGCTGGTCACGGAAAATGTGGTAGAGGCGCAGCGTGTAGTCGGTATCCTTGGCGTTGTACCGGAGAAGCTGCCTGCCCGGGATACTTCGAGTCTGCTTGGTGTCTACTTCCTCATTGTACGGAGCTGCTCCGAGCAGGATCTTGCTCAGCGGCTTGAGACCCTTCAGCCGGTTCTCGTCAAGCATGTGAGCCGCGAGCATAGTGTCGAAGTCCTGGCGGACCGGGATCCCCTTGCTGTGGAGCCACCGAGCATCGAACTTGCCGTTGTGCGCGACGTACTTGCAGTCCTTCCTGAGCATGGCAGGCCGGACAGCCTCTAGCACGTCCTCCGGGGAGGCCCAGGGAGTGTCAGGGTGGTCAAGCAAGAAGGCGTAGGACTCTCCCTCCTCTACAGAGAACGCGATACTCGTGATGTAGCTCTCGTCTCCGAGCCAGTCCTGCCCTGGTGTTCGGACGTACGGCTTCTCCACCGGCTCTGTGGCGGTCTCTACGTCCCAACTGATCTCGTCGGCTTCCATAAGCACCTCGAGCAGATACTTGAGGTGTCCCTTCTTCGAGACAAGTTTGATCTTGGTCTCAGGCTCGGTGGAGACGCCGCGGGTTAGGTTCGCGAAGCGGACGATGTCGGCCGCGAACACATCCTTATAGCGTGGATTTCGGAGTACGGCTGCCGGGTGAACAGTGCCCATGATGCTAGCCTTATGGCCAGCCGCAACCTCGACTTCCCAGACCACTCCGTTGTACTTGGTGATTCCTGACTTTCCAATGACTCCACGGAGCGCTGAGTTACCGAGGAGAAGTACAAAGTCCGGTCGGACTCTATCGAACTCTTTGACGAGATAGTTCTCGACACAGACCTTGATCTCCTTGTTCTCGGGTGTGCGGTTGTTGGGGGGCCGGCACTTGGCTACGTTGGTGATGTAGCAGTCGTCGGGGTCGATCCCCACCTGGTTCAGGACCGAGCGGAGTACCTGGCCCGCGCTGCCCACGAAGGCCCGGTGCTCCTCGTCCTCCCGCTGGCCAGGTGCCTCCCCGATCACCATGACCCGAGACTTCCGCTTCCCCGACCCCATCAAGCAGACGTGCTCCGCCTCCTGGTGCAGAGAGCACAGAGTGCAGTCGGGGTTGCGGATGTCATCTTTCCAAGTCATCCCACAGGCGTCCAGACGTGCTGGTAGATGTGGATGCCGGCTTCGGTCAGGAACTGAGAGGCACCGAGGCGGTACGGGTTCTCGAAGTAGACGTGAGTGATGCCCGCCTGCACGATGAGCTCAGCGCACTTTCTGCAGGGCTCGGCTGTGGAGTACAGAACGCACCCGAGGGTACAGACTCCATGCCGGGCCGCGTAGGCGATGAGGTTGGCCTCGGCGTGGATGGCCCTTCTGCACCCCGTGGTTTGTGGTTCGAAGGCGCGCTCCCCCTTCACGTAGACGGTCTCCTCGTCGCACCCCACGTCCAGGCAGTGGTTCATACCAGCCGGCGCTCCGTTGTAGCCGTGAGCAACGATGTGCTTACCGTCGACGAGTACGGCTCCGACCTGTCCCCGGAGGCAAGTGCTCCGCTTGGCACAGAGGCGGGCGGCCTCCATGAAAAAGTCCTCGCGGGTGAGGCGGGTCATTCATCCCTCTCCTGCTCGATGACGATCCGGATCAACACCCGCAGGTCCCGGAGAAGTCCGGTGAGTTCCTTGAGCATCTCGTTCATCCGAATGCCCTCCGCAGCTTCTCGGCCTGGTGCTCGTCGTACTCCCTCTGGAGCTTGGGCACGTCTCCCTCAAAGATGTGTAGGCTGCTCGCGAAGAAGGTGAGCTTGCCGGGAGTGATACCCCTCTGGAAGAACCCCGGCACCTTCTCACAGAGCCACAGGGCCAGACGGCCGGCCATGTAGATGTCGTCCCGGAGATAGCGGACGAAATCCACCGAGCGCATCGGGTAGAAGCAGTGCAGCTGTCCGTTGCGGAGCATGAAGTGGTATCCGAGCGTGCAAGGGACTCGCTCTCCTTGGAGACTGGCGGCGCCGTCCTCCGGGAACCAGATCGGTAGGTACGCCTGACGGGTGTAGGGGTGCTCCGCCAGAAGCTGCACCAGGTCGTTGAGGTCCGCATAACGGAAGCGGATGCCGAAGTTCTCTCCCGCGAAGCGCTCAGCATCGGGACTCCCGTCCCCGGCGAACCGAGGCCAAAACCGCTCCATGTACGTGTGGCTGAACTGGCCGGTCTCCTTGTGGTCCTCGACGCCACCCTTGTACCAGGGCCAGTTCTGGTACTCGACGCCGGGGTTGAGCGGCTCCCCGGAGACGCGCTCCAGGAAGTGGTCCTCGGCCCACGGAAGGTTCGGGTGCATGAAGGACTGCCAGTCCTCGATGGACTTCTCGATCGGCACCTCGATGAGGGCGTTCTGGATCTCGCGGGTCTGGCTGTGGGGCGTCCCCTTCACTCCTTGCCAGTGGCCGGTGTCAACCTTCTGGTGGTCCCCCTCCAGGAGGAACTGCTTTTCGATGTCGAACCAAGTTGGTCCGAAGGTTGCGCTTCTCATGGCGCTGAAGATGGCGGTCACGCTAGTGCCTCCAGGGTTAGGTTGTCGACCGGAGTGGACTTCGGTCGCTTGGACTTGTCGTAGAGCATCTCCCACATACGCAGTGTGGGACCGTACTTCGGTGGGTTGTTGGCGTCGAGCCGGCGCTTCATGAAGTCGAACGAGTTGCGGGTGATCTTGATCGACGGGTACTTCTTGTCGGGGTACTCAGCGCGGGAAGCTTCGGTGGTCAAAGCGTCCAGCTCGCCGAAGGTCGACATGTATGCCAGGGACTTGATGGAGTACCACTGAAGTGAGTCCACCATCCACCGGAAGCCATAGTCCTCGACGGAGTCCCCGCGCTGTTCGGCTATCGCTTTCGCCAAGACGTAGGAGAGGGCCAGATCCATGCCACCCATGTACGAGACGTAGCTCGTTCGGCTGTGCATCGAAAAGATGCCAGCCTGGTTGGTCTGTGGGGGTTGGCCCCGTTTCCCGCGGTTGTCGACTGGGCGAAAGCTGAAACCGAAGATGCAGTTGCCCCACTTGTAGTTCTCCTTCCGACCGTCCGTGCGTTCCACCTTTCCGTGGACTCGACAGGACATCTGGGTGACGGTTCCCCTCCGAGCCAGGAGAGGCTTCATGCTCGCCGCCCGCTCGACGAACTGGGGAAGGATCTCGTAGTCGAGGTAGTCGCGTTGGAGCTTCTTGAAGCGGCCGGCTGTGAGCCAGATGTCGGCGCAGTCGAAGTCGAACTCCATCGACTCGCACATGAGCAGGTTGTCGTTCCTACCTGTGGTAGCTCCCGCCGCCCAGTCCAGTTGGTCTGCGGTGGCGTAGAGCAGGGCGTCACAGCCCTTGTGCCACAGGTTGGAGAGGGTGTCGGTTCTGAAGAGGATCGGTGCCACTAGTCTACCGGGACTCCGAGATCAGCGATAGCCTGCTTGGCCGCTTCCTCAAGGTGCTTCTTGTTGATCGGGAAGTCGGGGTGGATGGGGATCACGATGGTGACGGCTCCGGTTGCCTCTTCTCCCCCGTCCTGGCGGTTCTTCTGCCAGTCCCGCTTCTTGACCTCGGACCAGGTGATGTAGAGCAGGTCGTAGGCGTCCATGTCCCACCTCTTGTAGGCGTACTGGTGGAGTGCCCAGTAGAACTCCCCGACCAAACGCTGCATGACGGCGTTCCACTGGATCCAGTCCAGGTTACACATCTTGCCGAGGCGATTGCAGGCCCAGAACAGGGAGCCGTCGGACTCCAAGGGGTGGGGATGGCCGACCATGTTCACCGCGGCCTGCAGGGTAAAGCCGGCGTACTCACAGACCCCCAGGAGGTACACGAGCGCATCCCCAACGGCATCCTTGGCGTTGGCCTCGTGCTCCTCAGCCGTACCCCGGATCCCCTGTTTCTGCTTGAGGTCTGCGTGGGCCAGCTCGCCGAGTTCTTCGATGCACCCGAGGAGCGAGCGCGTCATGTTCTCCCTGCGGTTGGGCAGGTCCGGGAAGTTGTGGGCGACCCACTCGTTGCGTTCCTGCTGGATCGTCAGGAGGTCGGTCATGCCTGCAGCTCCTCGTACTCGTCGATGTAGTCCTGGATGTCGGCCATGAGTTCTTCGACCGTGTCCTCCGCATCTGGCGCGGTGTAGTCGAAGACGTAGGTGCGGTCGGGGAACCAGCGGTCGTCGTAGAGAGTGCTGTACGACGAGTAGATCGACTCGATGTGCTCTCGGACGCCGGCCATCTGCTCCCGCTCCTCGGCCATGTTGTCGAGCACAGTCTGGAGGGGAGGCATGCAGAGCACGAAGGGGGCGCCGATCGCCTGGATCATCTTGGTGATGTGCACCCGCTGGCTCTCGTTGAACATTGGCTCCCGCGGGGGCATCCCCAGGGGGGCGTAGACGAACTCGGAGTAGAACAGCCGGTCCCACAGGCGGGCGGGCTTGTCCCCATTCACTGCGTAGGTGAGCGCCCGGAAGGTGTCGGGAACCGTGACCTCGTACAGTTTGGATCGATCTGTGGTACCCCTCTCTCCGAGCACCAAGCCGGTGGGAAACTCGTCGAGAAGCTTCTGGACGAGAGTCGTCTTGCCCGCGCCGTCCGGGCCTTCGATAATGATCAAGGATTCTCCTGTTTTAGGAACATTTCGGCTCTATTACAGTATACCACACCTGAAAGAATCACACTCTTGCGGTAAGCCGCTCTACCAGGCGAGGTCGTGACATGATGTAGCGAGCTACGTCTTCTTGCCGCGAGATAGCCTCGTAGGCCATAATCTCGACGGTGCCGCGAGCTAGCAGGTGCTCGTAGAGGAGCGTCCGCTTCTCGGCGTACTTGGCGATTCGTTGACTGAACTGGTCGTAGGTGAGATAGTCCTCCGGCATCGAATAGTACAACATCGCGTCGGCCGAGCTTAGGTCGATCCCCTCTCGGCTGGTGCGGAACTGGGTGATGAATACGGCGGGCTGATCGTCTTCGTTGAAAGCGTCACGTCGTACCGCCCGATCCTTACGCTCCACACCACCATGCACCATGTATGTGTTGTACCCGGCGGCCACGAATGCATCTCGAACGTCGACGAGTTCCGGGATGAATCGACACCCGACCACCAACTTCGTGAGCTCGTTCTCTTGATACTCAGCGATACGCTTCTGGAGTGCTCTCTTTTTGTCGGTTCCGACACGTCGGTATCTCCCGTTCTCGAGTTTCACCCAGCCCCCGGCGATCTGGGCTAGGCGTAGGTAGCGCGTGAGCGCCAGGTCCGCGTCTACCGTGGCTCCGTCCGACAAGGTGATAATGGACTCCTTCTCCATCTTGCGGTAGTAGGCCGCGTTCTTGCCGGTGAGGGAGTAGCGGAGGTGCTTGTACGTTGGTGGCGCCGAAGGCACCTTCTCGGCGATGAAAACGTGCGGCTTGATCTTGTCGCGTACCCACTTCAAGTTCTTGTACCGCTTGACCTCGTACCCACCGTACCCCCCGTAGACGGCGATGTGACGCTTGAATTTGGACCAGGGCAGGCCGATCACGTGCGGTCCGTAGAACTGGAACTGGCCGTAGACGTAGAAGGGCTTGCGGTGCCAGGGAGTGCCCGTCATGAATATCCGGAAACGGCTCATGCGCGCTACCTGCTGGACCTTCTTTGACGTCAGGGTAGTTGGCTTGCCAATGTGGTGAGCCTCGTCCACGATGACGATGTCAGGCTTCCACTCCAGCAGGTTCTTGTCAGAGACGGCGGACCAGGCTCGGTCGGTTCTCTTGCCGGTCTCCGGGTCCACGGCATCAGGGTCATCCCACTCGTGCGCGAAGACTCCCTCGAAGTTACGGATGTGGAACTGGAGACTGCCGCGGGAGAAGTCCTGGAACTTGGTCTTGGTGACCTGCTCGAGGATCTCGTACGGAAGCGGGCAGTGCAGCTCGATCTCTCTCTCCCACACCTCCTTGACGTCGTTCGGACAAACAATCAGGATCCGTGGAGCGAAGTGCTTCAAGTGCAGGCCAGCCGCGGCGTTGATGGCGATCCAAGTCTTGCCGTACCGCATCGGCACGTACAGACCCCCACCCCCGTTCTTGATGAGGAACTTGAGGGCAGGGGTCTGGTGTGGCCGAGGCTTGGTCTTGAAGACCAGCTTGCTCATTACCAGTTAGCCACCGCGATACCGAGGCCAACCCAGAAGCCAGCCCAGCTGACGCTGCCGTAGACCCGGGTCAGGCGGGTTCCCCGCCACTCCTCTTGCTTCGGGGTCATGCCGTCGGGCTCTTTTCGCGGAGCAAGAAGTTCAGGGCCGACAGCTGTGCTTGCCAGTCCGCTTGTGCTTCTACCTTCATCACGTTCGGGTCCGCCCAGAAGACCGAGTGCCCCCACGGGCCGACGAGCCAGATCTGCTTGCCGGTTCCGAAGGCGATGCCGACCTCGATCAGGGTGCCCAGGGCCTCGGGGTGATGCAGAGCGATTAGCAGGTGCGCCGTCTTGACTCCCCACAGATCCTTGCCGGCGTTTTCCCGTTCCAGGTCTTCTGTGGGCCTCTGGCCGGTGTTCTCGACCATGGCCGCAACGACCGTCCAGTCGAAGGTGATCGTATGGCCATGCTTCCTGGCCAACTCTTGGATCTCCCGCACTCGGCGGTAGTCCTCGAACTTGCCGGCGACGTAGATCTTCATGGGTTCTGCCTTTCGGGGAACATGGTCATCTGGTTGTTGGATTCGGTGTTTCCGACCCCAGTGATTTTGCCGGTCTCGTCCCGGCAGACCATCGTCTCCGTGTGGGACTGCTCGTCGAGCCGACAAGTGGCGCACCCGTCGAACACGGCATAGTCCGAGAGGTTACCCTTGTTGCCGGTCTTTTGCGGTTTGAAGGGGTGGTCTGTAACCTTGTTGATCTGGGGCTGGTTCCCCGGGCGCGGCATCGGTCTACGCATTGAGTATCTCCCTCTTCAGCTCGTCGCTGCCGTAGATGATGGTCAGCTCCTTGATGATGGCGTCGATCGGGCTGCGGACCAAGCGGATCTGCGTCGACTCGTAGTACAACCCGTTGGGCTCGAAGTTCATCTGGTGGAACTTCCTTGCGATCATGTCGAACTCGGCTCCGTACTGAAGAGCGATACTGAACATGATGGCGAAGCTCTCCAGAAGGCCCTGCAACGTCGAGCCCTGCTTGCCGGCGTCTTTGATGAAGATCTCACCTAGCCTGCCGTCGTCGTACTCCCCCGTGTACATGTACATCTTGATGCCCCCGAACTTCATCTTCACGACACGTCCGGGGCGGTCCGTGGGGAGGGGATGCCGTCCAGGCCCGACCTCCCCCTCCATGCTGTCCTCCGAGTGGGGCCCAGGGAGCGTCACACGGAGGTCCGCGATATCCGGGGGCGGGGGAAGAGGCGCGCGGCTCCGTGCCTCCGCCTCGGCATCTCCTGGGATCATTCGGTGCCGGATGTCGCCGGGGTTCGGGGAGGCGGGAACGCCAAGGCGCACAGGCTCAGACGAGCCTCCCCCAATCGCGTCGGCCACTCTCTTGATCGGGTCCATCAGTAGCCGCCCTTTCCGGGGGGTGTTGCCGAATCGTGCAACTTGCGAGTGCGGACGCGGTGGAGGACCTCGTGCTCACCTTTCCGGTAGCCCACCGCATGGCCGATCGAGTAGATGGCCACGCTGTAGACCCCCGTCACGCCCAACGCGATGCTGAAGCCGATCCAGTTCATCAGCCGGCCTTGATGACGACGGTGACCTTCTTCGGCTTGCCCATCGACTCGTCGTCCTTCTTCGAGACGTAGAGCATGCCGACCACCTTCTTGGTGCCCAGCTCCTTGAAGCGCTGCTTGTTGGGAGTTTCACGCTCACGCTCGAACTCCACGGTGATTTCCTTGGTATTGGCCATGTTGGTCTCCTAACCTGCTGACAGAATGATCGGGCTGTCCTTGAGTTCCAGCTCGACTGACGGCACTTCACGTACTCCCTTGAACGCGCCTTCCGTACGCATCGCTTCGGGTACTTCGACCATCTGCCACCTCCCTGTGGCTTGGGCTCCTAGCGACACATCCGCTCGGAGGTACTCGCCCGTGTCCTTCCAGGCGAGGATGAGCTGCACCCGACTTCCGGGGATGATGGGGTGGCTGCTCTTGCTGACGGGGAACTGCTGCTGCAGGTTCATGACAGCCACAGCTGCCGCCCGAGCGATCTCCGACCCGGTCATTCGGAGGTGCTCCTCCATGAGAGGGAGAATCGCCTGCACGTTGCCGCGTTGAATGGCGGCCACGAAGACTTCGGAGTCAGGCCGGATCTCGTAGGCGTTCATCGTCCACCTTCTTCGCGGGGCAGTTGGGGTTGATACAAACCGGGACGGAAACGTTCCCCACTCGCTTCCAGACCACACCATCTCTGCATGAGGGACAGACGGTCACTCGTCCACCTCCTTCTTGCGTCGCTTCTTCTTCTTGGCGAACTCCTTGCGCCGGTCCTTCTTCGGCGCCCTGGTGGCCTTCTGCTCCAGCTCGTACACCAGCTGAATGGCCATGGGGTTGTACTTGCGGACGGTCAGATCTCGGTGTGGGATCTTGCACATCGGGCAGCGGTACGCGGGGTCCCGGAACTTCTGGACGTTGCCCAGGTGCTGGTTGACCGAGAGGCTGTGGTAGACGAACTTCCGCATCTTCTGGCAGTAGGGGCACCACCAGATCCCCTTCTTGTTCATCTCCCGCATGGGGTTCTTCACGGCGGTCACGACCTCGAAGGTCTTCTTGTACCGCTTGCCCTTGATCTTCACGATCTTGGGCGGGTCGAGCGGCACCTTGACTTTGACCTCGTGCGGCAGGTACTTCTCGGGCGGAGGGAACCCGAAGTTGCAACACCGAAGAGTGACTCCCTTCCTGTCGGCGTTCTTGGCCAAGTCGTGGATGCGGATGGCCTCCATAAGGTCATGTCCGCAGTGTTTGCGGTGGACCTTTCCATCCTTGATCCACAAGACCTGCCAGTTGGCCCGCTCAGGGGCCGTGCCCGTGTAGCCGATCATGCCGTCTTCCTTGACGGTTTCAAGACGTCGGTGGACTCTGCTATCTCCAACGCTTCCTTTCCTTCGTCGGTTGCTGTCCATTGGTGGGGCCAGTATCCGTCGTCCCGGATTACCAACCCCCGCCGCTCTAGGATGCAGAGCGACACGTAGAGGCTCTCCCGACTGATCGGCGGCTCCTCCCAGTCCAGTTGGATCTGGCGGAAGGATTCCCACAGTCGGGGAACCGTGACGATCTGGTCGTCGCAGCAGATGAGAATCTCCACCTGCCGATTCGTCAGGAGAGCCTCATAGTGCACTAGCGGTTCCCGCCCTTCGAGAGGATCTTGCTGGCCTTTGCCGCGATGAGCCTCTCGATCTTCGCGGCCCGACTGGCCCTGATGACGTCCCGGAACGGCTTACGGAGGTGGGCGACATGCACCATCTCCGGTTCGACGTGGGACTGGGCGTTGACGTTCAGGGCGATGTGTTCAGTCGGTCCCCTGCTCACTGCTCTCCTCTTTCAGGTTCTCGAGCGAGGGATTCTTGGCGCGGGAGTAGCTGTATACCGCTCCCAGGTGCTCCATGAACTCCTCCTCCGAATAGTCCTCGTGGTGCGCTACCCACACTAGAAACTCTGCCAGTTCTGGGTGCGCGAGCCTGATCTCAGCCATGATGGCCGACATCTTGTTTTCCTGCTCGGGCGTAATCTCCTCGTCCACTCTCCTACTTTCTGTTGGTGTTCCCCCCAGGAGGGCCTATATATAGTATAGATCATCTGATTCAGCGGTGATCCTGTCGGAGAAGACTTGTTCCCCTGTTTCAGGCGTTTTCCAGGGATTTTATATGTATGTAGACAGATGGTAGGGATGAGAGTATATTGCAGGAGTAAGGTTATGTGCAACGGTTCCCCAATCAAGGAGTGCTTTGGAGAGTGGAACACTAGTCTACGCGATCAAGCTAGACGGGTTCCAAGTCGCCGCACTCAAGGATCGCCTACTGGAACGCGATACGGAGTTGGCCCACAGGCTATTCCGTCGCGTCGACAGGAGTTGGCGCTTCCGAGGTGTAGCGACGGAGATTACCGTCCCGCTTCTCAGCAAGAAGGAGCTTCGCTTGGCTCTAAAGCTGGGTTGCAGCACGCGTTCCCCAGGTGTGGTAAACTACCGGTACCTGGCCATCTATTGCCACGAAGACTACCCAGGACAGGAGGTACGTCTCCGCAGCGTCGAGAAGCCCGCTAAGAAGCGGACGTTCCGGATAGCGGGAGCCGGACGCAAGAAGTTCACCCGCACCAAGCTGTACCGCATCACCAGTAGAAGACAACGTTCATCCAAACAGGAGAGCACAACCAACATGGCCAAGGCCAAGAGCAAGACCAAGAAGAAGCAGAACACCCGCGACGCCGACGAGGACGACGTCGAGGAGCTGGAGGGCCTCGAGGAGCTGGAGGAGCTGGAGGAGGCCGACGTCGAGGAGCCGGACACGGACGACGACGAGGACGACGAGGAGGAGCCCGCTCCCAAGAAGAAGGCCAAGAAGGCCAAGGCCGGCAAGAAGGGCGGGAAGGCCACCGCCAAGAAGCGCAAGGCCGCCGAGGAGGACGAGGACGATGAGGACTCGGACGACGAGGAGGACGAGGACGAGAAGCCGGCCAAGAAGAAGGCCGCCAAGAAGGGCGCCAAGAAGGGCGGCAAGAAGTCGGCCAAGAAGCGCAAGGTCGAGGAGGACGAGGACGAGGACGAGGACGAGGAGGAGGAGGCACCCAAGAAGTCCAAGAAGTCGGCCAAGTCCAAGAAGGCCAAGGGCGGCGGCTCCGCCGGCAAGTCCACCAAGGAGCTGACCGGAGGGGTCGGCACCGCGGAGCTGGCCGAGGCGGCCTCCGAGATCGCCGAGGTCGAGATCGAGGGGCGGGACGTGCGCGTCTGGCTCCGGAAGAACGAGATCGAGAAGGACGAGGAGTCCGGCCGCTACACCTGGCCCTCGGCCAACAACAAGGAGTTCAAGAAGCTCGCCAAGGCCATCGCCAAGGAGTTCGAGGACGAGTAGGCCGGCCGCGGGGAACCGCACCACATAAGCAGGAATGGGCTGGGCCTTCGGGTCCGGCCCTTTCTGTGGGCGTAGTACTTGCTCTCTGTGAGAGTATACTTGTAGTAGGAGGTAGAGCTGAGGGCCGCCTCCCAGGAAGCGAGGACAAGCGCCGGGTCAAGCACCGTGAATGCTGTCCGAATCCGGGACGTCCAGGCGCCAGGGCGTCCCGGTAGCTTCCTCCCTAAACTTGCCGGTGGTACCGGCCGGGGGCGGGCTAACCCCCCGCCTCCGTGATATAGGGGCCAGGCACTGTCGCGAGGGCAGTGGGGAAGGTAGGCACCATTAGCCTACTCGGCACGGCGAAGAAGTTCGTGTACAACCTGGATCGCGGTTTGAGGGGGCCGCTACCAAAACCAATCAGAGGAGAAGTACGTGCAGGAACTCACTGCAGCAATGGAGCAGCTCATCGAGTCCCAGAAGGCGGAGGGGTTCAACACCCAACAGGGAAGTGAGCATCTTCGGGCCGCCGAGGATCACGTCCGCCGTGCCAAGGAGCACTTCGCGGCCGCCAAGGCCATCGAAGCGGAGCTGGAACGCGTCACTCGCGTGAACCGGGAGGTTCGGGGGGTGCTTGGGATGAACAAGCCCATGTGGCCGCTCGTCCTCTCGGCTAGCCAGCTGGGCTACCTCCTCAACCCGGCCCAGTACGGGGCGGAGGGGTACGTGGACGACGAGGAGGAGTTCGAGCCGGGAACCATCGCCATCACCGACTACAACGACGAGGGCTGGATCTTCGTCGAGTCGACGGAGAACGTCGGAACCGAGGGGTCCGGGGTCTGGGTCGACCGCAAGGG